GCCCTTGCGAATATCTGCATATCCTGTGCCTGATGCTCTTGCGTTCTCTTTATTTACTTGATAATTATAGTCATAGAAATAATCATCAAAGATGTCCAACTGAGCTTGCTTCGCATACAAGTTGAAGTCAGCCGGACTTATATATCCGTAGTTATTCTTATTTAAAATTGAAAGTACTGTCTTTCTTACTGAGTCTATCATAATTCTTTTTATACAAATATAAACAAAAAAAGAGAGATATAATCATACCCCTCTTTTAAAAAAATGCAATAAAGATGGAGTTAGACTTGCTTCTCTAAATATTCTAATACTTTTACACCTTCATCTGTTTTGAAAAATGAAAATAAAACATGAATAATATCCTCTCCATAAGGAAGATTCATTAGCTTTTTCTTATTCCCTTTGGTGTTAAACCAAAGCTCTTTACCTTTATTCCTTTGTGTTAATAATCCCTCTGAAAGAAATAACTGACACTGAGACTTTAAAGTCAAGTCAGAGTCATTTATTAAATCTAAAAACTCTTCAGGATAATTCTTAGCGTATACAATAATATCTCTCTTTAACTCTGCTGTTGATATTGTTGATACATCTCTACTTAGCAAAATCCTACCTACAACCTCCATCTGCTCTATAGACATCTGTTTAGCTTCTATCAGTGCATCTACCTGTAAGTTGATTTCATCAAGCTCCTCTTGAGCCTCTTTCTTTTTATTTATAGCCTCAAACTTTAATCCATTCATAGGATGTAAATCTAAGAATTGTTGTAAAACAGGATTGGTTCTAGTAACTCTTAAAAACCCATCTTCAAAAATTACAGGTTCTACAATCGCATTCCCATCTTGCTCATCTTCAAAAGGACTCTTTTGATTACGTGCATATCGCAGTGGTCTGTTAACTCCCATCTCTTCATCAAAGTACAACAAAGGTTTATGTGATGTACTTCTCGTTGGTATGATGTAAGATAGGGGTGCATTCTTTCTTTTAAGGCGATAAACCTTATCTTCTAAAACTTTCTTTTCCATTATATTAAATTTTAAGAAGGAGTGTCCCGAAGGACACCCCCATTATGTATTACAATTAAAATTAATCCTCAAAAATCACGAAGTTGTTAGCTCCCATTACACAAACTGCTCTTTCAGACAAGAAGTGTACTTCCATAGCATCAAGATCGTTAGTTCTAGCACCGCCAGCACTTCCTGTGATCCATGTTTTATAACGTCTGTCCTCAGTTTGAGAAGCACGATAGCGAACATGAAGGAAAGGACGTTTAGCATTTTTACCTAGAACTTGATCGTAAACGCTAGTCGTTCCAGCAGGAACTAATAGACCATTTACAACCCCTGCTCCAGCAGCTAGACCACCACGCATAGTTGGATCGTTTAAGTATTTCCAATCTGTCTTGTAGAAGTCATAACCTCTGCGGAATCCTGAGAAACCTAAGTTTAAAGCCATTTGCTCGTCATTATCGAACAGACCGTAAGAAGTTCCACCAGCACCGTAAGAGTTTTGAGCAGCTAACATATCATCAATTGCAAACGTCATATCTCTGTTTACAAATAATACGTTCTCCTCAATAGCTCCTTGATTATCAAGCTGAGAAATTACAGTATCAAAGTCTTGTAGTGTGCTAGGAATACCTCCAGCCCATACATTACCTCTAGTCTCAACAGCATTGAAAACACCTTCAGACCCTGTCAATGGAGTAGCTAATCCAATAGCTCCTGAACCTGCTTCAGCAGGAACAGCTTCAACCATTGCTGTTTCTAGGTAGTCATCAAAACGTAAACGAGTGTCATGCTCAGACTTTAAGTACCATAAGAATCCTGTGCTTCCACCTTCAGTGCTAACCTCAATCCATCCCATTTGAGACATATCAGAACCTGATACTTCATATCTGTCTTTTAGGATAATTGGTTTGTTTTCAAAGATAGTAGAATCAGCTTCTAAAGAGTCAACCATTCCTGGTGTTCCTTTTCCGAACTCAGAACCGTAAACAAAAACTGTACAATCAGCGTTACCTACACCTGTTCCAGCAGCAACAGTACCACCCCCTTCATATAAAGCACAAGTAAATTGAGTAGCTCCACCTGCTCCTACGTTTGTAACAACTCCTTTGTTAATACCAGCTCCGCCATTCCAAGAGATAAGAACAGTCTGTCCTACTCTAATGGCTATACCAGCAGTTCCTAAAGCACCTGCTGTAGAAGAAATGTTTTTAGCCGCAACAACACCTGCTGGATACCCATCGGGTGTCGCTAAAGCATCATTTACTTGAAATACTGGATTGTCTGTACCTGCCACAGCAGCAGTTCCTACCTGTGTGTATTTTACGTGTAATCTACCTTGCTCTGCCCATTTGATGAGGTCAGACTCACAAGGAAGTTCTGCTCCCACCATTCTAAGGAATGATGATACTGAGCGATTTCCATAACGTTCAAACTCCTTTTCGTAAGTATCAGGTAGATACTGATCTAAGAAGTCGAAAGTTGTTAAATAATTTGATGCCACTGGAATCTGTGTTGCCGATGGCTGCAACCCGAATGTGGGTAATGCATTAAATGTACCTGCCATTTTTTATAATTTTTTTAGTTTTTTACGAATTTTTTTTACTTCTAATTTTTAGTCCACGAGACGATGGTGTACTCACAGACTTAATTTTCATTCCTCCCTTAGAAGTAACTTCTGGTGTTCTACGCTCACTCATGTTAACATTCTTGGTTTTACGCATAACATCCTCTGTTGCTTCAGCTTTGCCTTGCTCATAAAAGAACTCAGCAAACTTTTCAGGGTTCATTGCTACTGCTAACGCTCTGTGATAACCTGCTGAATCTTTCAAAAGCCCAGTGTCATCCAAATACTTCATTACGAAGTTCATTGGATTTGAGTGCAACTTTTTAAGTTCATCAGCTGATCCAGGTTTGAAAGTTACATTTTTGTTATTCAGATTAAACTCAAAACCTTTGAATTCACCATTAAATAACTCATCTGTTTTCTCGGTAAACCATGTTTGCCTTCTTTCGTTCTCCTGTTTCTGAGTGCTTGCAGACTCTATATATTTACGATAAGCACTTAACTCTTCTTCTTGCTCCTTAGTTAAACTGCCACTTGACTCAAGCGGTTGTTTGTAATACTCTTTCTGCTTTTCAAAGTGTTTCTTTGCTTTCGATAATACTTTTTTCTTTGCTAACTTTTTCTTCTTAATATCAGATTCGTCATCAATGTCTTCGTCATACAGAAACTCTTCCATAAGGACATCAATATCGTCACTGTCTAAGCCATCTTCTGTGGCTTTGTAATACTCTTTTAGCAAAGAATCTTCATTCATGGAGTCAAAGTCCCTGTTCAAACGAACATAGTCCTCTATCCCCCTTCCTGTTTCTTTTTTATATTTCAAGTAGGCAGATACATCTTCAGGCATTTCTTCCTGCTCTTGTCTTTCAGACATCAAATCGTCAAAAGACTTTATTTCTCTACCATATCTATTTCCTAAAAACTCAAGAACCCTATCATCTGTTAAGGTATCTTCTTGAGGTGTCTCTGTTTGTTTTTCTTCAACAACCTCTTGTTGTTGTTGTTCGTGTTGGTCAAGAACCTCTTGCTCTCTTTGAGCTAAAGACTTTTCTTCACCGCCTTCTACTTCTCTTACTTTAAATTCCATTATATTAAAATTTTATACAAAGTTACTAAAAAATATTTTATCTTGGATTAAACTCCGCTAAATCAAAGCCATCTAAACTATCTTCATTAGACTCAAACCTTTGTGGAGGTAAATTATTTTTCCTTTGGTTTATTAATTGTGACTGCTCAGAGTTCTGTTGACTTATACGACTAGACTTAGCATCCTCTCTCTGCTTCTCTCTATTTGAAAGAGCTTGATTAGCCATCTGATTAATCTGTTGGTTATACTGAAACTCTTGCTCCATCAACTGAGATTTAACTTGAGCCTCTATCTTCATCTTCTCAATCTCAAAAGCTATCTCCGCTTGCTTAACCTGCATCTTCATCCTACCCTCAAGCTCTATCTTCTGTGCTGCTGTTTGTGCTGCCATCTGTTGAGATTGCATTTGTGTTTGAGCTTGCATTTGTTGCTGCTCCATAGCCATCTGCTGTTCTTTTTCTTGTTTGGCAACCCTCTTTACTTTTAACAACTGATTAGCAAGCTTTATATTCTTTATTTCCCTAATATCGATAGCATCCTCAAGATTTATATCTCCCTTAGACAATGCCATCTGTATGTTCTGCTCTAGCTGCGCTTTTTCTTCTTCATCTGGAGAAACCTCTATGAAAATTCCGAAGTCATATATATATAAATCAGATATTTGATTTAATATACTTACGTTATACTTACCAATTTTGTTCGCAAAATCATCTTTAAAATCAGCATATTCTAATATGTCAGCAATTCTACAAGATATAGCCTCTGCCAATGTACGATACAAGTAAAGACTTCCATCTAAGATATGCCTAGTTGCTGTGTTTGAGTTTAACGCAGCTAACTTCTGAACGCCCACTAACGCATTAGGATCAGGAGTAGAGCCATCTCTCGCCTCGTTTAGTCCAGTGACATTTCTAATTTGATTTAGATAGTGGTTATAGTTGGACAACAACATCTGAGTTTTTGAAGCTCCTGAGTTAGATGTAAGTTGTTGAATGGGAACTCTTGCATTATTAAACTCGCCATCTTGCGTGTAACTCCTTCCTATAACAGAACCTGTCTGGAAGTATAATCTCAAAGCATCCTCTGGATTGTATGCTGCTCCTGTTCCAAGGTCAACCTCATTCAGTCCATCAGCATCAATAAACACACCATCAGGTACAACTTTAGATATAACCTGCTGTAGCTTCAAGTGTGTCATCTGTATCAAATCAGCAAAGGGTATCATCCTTCTTACTAAAGACTCAACAACTCCCTTGTACATTCGTGGAGCAACCGCAATATAATTTGGCATTGCGTGTTGAGATGCTGACTTGGGTCTTACCATATTCTCAGCAAGCTCCCACTTGATAATTATATTTGTACCCATTACCATAATGCCTTCATACCAAACGTCTATGGTCTTAGATATTTTCTCAAAGTTACCTTCTTCCATCATCTCTGTAGGAGGATTGAACTGATCGTCTTTCTCAATAACTCTTGATCCACCACCTTCTAATATTTTTTTCTTATATACAAACTTCTTTGTTGTTTTATAATTAAAATATAAAAGAGTACAGGTGTCTTTATAAAAAATATCACTATCATAAAATTGTGACACATTGTAATAGTCATACCAAGACTGGCTATATTGAGATATCTTTTCAAGATCTTCTTTTGTCAGAGATTGGTCTATTTTCATCAACTCTGTCATTGGAACGGTCTTTACTTCACCCCAATAAAAACAATCCTTAAAGTGTGGGTCTTCAGTATAGCTATATACTACATTTGCAGGGTCAACATAAGATATATCAACACCAGCGCCTGGTAAAAATTCATGTTTGGCTATTCCAACTCCTAAGACTGTTAGGTCATAGTCTAGTCTTTTTCTAAGGTCATAATAATGATTCTCTTCAAATATTGTATCAATAGCCTCTTCTTCAGCAATCTCTATAGCTGGCTTATAGTTTAAATTCATATACAAAGCCAACTCCTCATCATCTTTAGGAAGATTTTCTTGAGGCATAACAAAAGGATCAACACCTGATTGTTCTTTTATAATATTAAGAATATCTTTACTAACCATCTGCCCCTCTATCATATCTTGATACTTATTCTTCTTAGCTTGAGACATTGCATCTTGTGCTTGTGCTTTTGCAACAAACAATCTATTAGACATTCCATTTACAACAATATCAACAAACTTAGGCAAGATAGGCACAGGAGTCCAATCTAAATTAAGATAAGATAAATCTCCATCTACAGCAAGCTCATTTTTATACTTAGCTATTGATTGTTCCCCACGAGCATATAATCGGAGTTCGTGGAACTGTCTCCACTGATCGTAAAATCTACATTGAGAACCATCCTTTTTAAACCACTCGTATTGTATTGCTTGTCCCACTTGTAGTCCAAACTCTTCAGTAGCTTTCTCGGCATCTGAGGTTAGTTGACTAGGGAATTTTTGTGCTGATATATTTATTTCTACCTCTTTCATTGTCTTATTATTTGGCTTGTTGTCCCTTTGTTATTGTATCTTGCAAAGTTAATACTTATTTTTGATTGTTTTTTTACAGGTGTATATAAATGCTTTTGATTAGCCATTATTGCCAATCCTGAACTTATTGTTGCATCAAATCTTGTCCTATTGTTAATGTCAAATTTTGCCCAGTCTTCTAGTGTTCTAATAAAAGGCATATCACCTATCTCATCAGAAGGTCTATTTATATTTTCTAAATCAAACCCTATATACTTCTCAATGTACGACTCTATTGCTGAAGCATGAGCTTGCTTTACTGCTTCTGATGAGTTTGGTATACCCCCTAACTCCCTTTCTGACTTTGATAACTTATTATATGGCTTATCAGGTCTATTTAAACTAAATCCTCTATATCCTCTGTTTTTAAAGTGATACAAAAGTCTTGGCTTATTGTTCTCTACTAATATTGGCATACCATAAAACACACAAGCCATTAATACTTCTTCAAAAAATATCTCAGCAGTCTGAGGTCGTGCCACATACTGTAAAAAGAATTGGTTAATAGGACCTTCATCCATATGAAACTTAGTAAGTCCATGCAACGCTCCATTAGATCCACCACCCCCTACTACTCCTGATATGTCATAAGAGTCACAACCAAATGACCCCATATGGTCATTGCCAGGATATTTTAGGCCATTCTTTATTCGGACATTATTTTGAAGAGCTGCTTTAGGAGTCCATGACACTAAGAACCTACCATTCTTTTTAGGAGTCCACACCACTTTTGTATCTTTCACTCCGTTCTGCCAATAAAAACTTCCTCGTGTCAGAACGTGGTCTTTAATCATTGAATCATTATAATCTATCTGTTGATATATTTTAGATAAGTTAAATATGGATGCCTTGCTCTCGTCTCTAAATGCATGAGACTCTGTTCTTGGGAACTGTCTATAGAACTCATTTAAAGCATCTGAATCTCCTTTTAAAGAGTCAACCTCTGCCTCCCAATAATCTATAGCCCCTTGATCTATAAACTCTCCATCTACACCTTCTATAGGTTCATCTGGTGTGTTAAATACAGGCATTCCATACTTATCTATAAAACCTTCTAAGTTCCACTCCATAGGAATAAAAAGATTATATAACCCTGTTTTAGTTTGACCATTTCTATTTCTTTTAGTAATACATGATTCTTGATAAAGTTTCTTAAAAGTACCTCCTCCTTTATCTTTTGCATTACAGGTAGAACCCATCATACACTTGCCAATAATCTTTCTACCTAGTCGAAGACAAGTCTTTGTAACTTTCCAGTTGTTAAGAATGTTATTAGGCTTCAACCACTTGCCACTCTCATCATGTGCAAGCAATAACATTTTCTCACCATCGTATGAGTTATCGTCAGTGTTCTTCCAGTCTATAGTTGTGTCTAATCCCTCAATATCATCAAGGTTTTCTTGATACATATTCTTGCGAGTAATCTTTGAAGCAGGGACTCTAAAGGCAAGCTCTGTCTTCGGTCTATCCATACCATCTTGAACAGGCTTAAAAAAGAATGGTAACTTCCTAGCTATAGGAACAACCTTATCTGTAAACATCTTTTTAGCATCCGATCCTGTCTTTGACAATATACCTATACGTGAATCCCTTGCTAATGTGCCTACGTTTACGCACTCGGAAGATGACATATATGAAAATCCAGAACGTCTAATTTTTAAGTATACTTGACCGAAACATCTATCGTCAGCCCTACAAGCCTCCCAATATATATAAAAGATTCTATTAGCCTCACGAAAGTCGGGATATCCTATGTCAATATTGGACCATTGCAAATACATATAATGAGAACCTGTTATGTATGTAGGTTTACCATTGTTCATAAACCAGTAGCCATACTCCCTATTATCAAATTCATTTTCTATATACTCAACCCATTTTGATTTAAAATCATTAGGCATAGTATTCCATTGAAATATAGAACTTATTTTAGATAGCTCTCTTGGTTCTTCTTGTCTTTCCCAATATTGTGATTCAGTATAATGCGACCTTGAGTAACATTCTTTTGGAGTAGCAGGAAGAGCAATTAACAAACCTCTTATGTTTAGTATCTGCCCAATCTTCCCATCCTTGGATATTACAACGATATCATATTCTTTATTGTAGCCATAGTCCCAAGACTGGCTGCGATTTTTTCTTTTTATCACAGCCTTGTCTATGTAGTCATCTACTATAGAAAATAATTTATTTTGATCTTCGTTCTGCAAATCCTTGGTTTGTGGTTATTTTGTTATCAATATTTACAGTAGAGTCTATTTTATTATTTTCTTCTTCTATCTTATCTAAGATAGCAAAAGCATCGAAGATGGCTAACTTCTTAGTAGCCGCAGCATTTTTTAATCTATCCGCTGCTAACTCATCGTCAGGATTAGGTTTAATAATTTCTTCCTCGGCAATCTTTATTAATTCATCTACTGCCTTATACCCTGCGCTTATTATCCTTCTTTTTTTTTCTTTCATAAAACCATAGTTATCTGATGGTCAAAAAGTCTGTACAATCTATCCCCCTCCACATTAAACTCATAGTTACAATTAGGTTTATAAGTTACTACTACACCTTCTGTAGCCCCCTTGCTTTTTAAATACTTATTCGGATAAATCATCCTACCCATCAATGGTTCTTCTTTATCGTTGGTATCAATTGTCTTAACCTTTTTTTCTATTGGTTTTACAAAACAATATCTATCATATGCCCTCCACTCATCTTTTCTTTTATACATAAAAAATTGGTCGGGATCAACCAAAAATAAATCGTCTTTCAAAAAACTCTTTCCGCTTTTTTTTCTACCATACATATCATTGTAGTACTTAAATACGTTATGATGAACAAGCAGAATATCTCCTTTCTTAACATCTCCTTTATAACCTATAGGAACTTCTATAACTTCAGCCATCCTATTGGAAGCCTTATGATTCTCTTCAGAAGTATTTACAACAAATGTAACATCCTGAATTTTTTTTTCATTAATGTAACGCTTTCCACCTACAGGTCTAACTATAAAATTATACGGTGATCTCATATTAAAAGTTTATATTATACTCAATACACGATGGCATTGCTACATTGAAAGACTTCCAAAGGGTAACCTCATTATCTTTCTCTAGCCATATCTTTAAAACCCCATCCTTTTCTTGGATAAGGTGAATAGCATAGCTACCTCCTAAAACTTTTTGTCCTACAACATAGTTCATACTTGATTTATAATCTGGTCCTATAGATATCTTTCTTATATCCATTTTATACAACTATTCTAAGTTCTCCTGTTGCTGTTTTGTAAATGCTATTTGTTGCTAATCCACCAGCAACTGCTGCTGCGTTATCAGCATATTCAGGCAACCCAGCTACCACAGTAAACAACAAAGTCTGTATCTCTGATAATAAAAAGTTTTTAGTAGAATCCGCTGGAGATCCTCCTACATCTGTCCCTATCAGCTTATCTGTCAAGACAGGGGTAGTAGTTCCATATGAGCTTATTTTTGGCATTGTTATTCTTTTTTAGTGACCTCGCCAGTCTGCATATTTATAGACGAGTTTAGTCCATATTTATAAATTAATTCTTTCTCTTTTTCTTTAAACGTATTTTTTAATGCATCTAGTTCAATAAAGATTTCGTGCTTACGCATTTCTAAATCTCCAAGCATCATTTTTGCATTGCTTAATTTTGATGTTAAGCCTTGAATTAAACTTAATTCATCTTCAGTTAATTTGGTCATTTTATTATAATTTAAAATCTAAACAAAAGAGGAGTTTGAATATATCTAGCATGAAAAACACCCCCTCTAATGTTTAGAATATTTTATTGAAATAAACTTATTAATAGTGCAGTAGTTAAACCTACTGTTAAAACACCTCCACCCACAAGGCTAATGGTGTATTTTGTTTTTAATTTTCTCTTCTCTTTCTTCAAGCTCTTTATATATTCATCACTTACTTTTAACGTCTGATTGTACTCTACTTCTACCTCCTCTAACGTACCTATCTGCTTTTTCTGATTCCCAATAATTACCTCTAAGTTGTCTATCAACATATGCTGTGTAGATATTATCATTAAAGAAGAATCTTTAAACTTCTCGCACTTATCCTGTATCTGTTTAGCTACCTCAAAACTGTCAAGTTGATTAGCAACCTTTTCTAAAATATGCCTTTCAACACATACCTTATTTTGACAATCTGCGGATAAGGGCAATATCACTACTGTCGCTATAATTAGTAATAGTATACGCATTTTTAAGTTTATTTATTTCTTCACTTATCCTATCAAGATTTCTCCTGTTATCAGGTATTGAAAGCCTTAAAGAATCTATCTTTGCGTAAAGAACATTGTTTTCATTTTGCAACTGATCAAACTCATACTTCAATACATTTATTGTCTCCTGCATATTCATCCTGATCTTATTGTAATTTATATAAGGCTCAGG